AAAATGTGGATATAATGTAGTAATTGAAAATTTAGAATTAGTTGTATTTATATATGATAATTTTTTTAATATTCTATCATAATTACCGAGTAATATAGCGGGAATTGTATTACGAGAAATACTGACTAAATTTGGTGACATCGCTCCAATTGTTATTGCACAATTTGAATTCCAATACATATTAGTTACATTTGCACCGAAAAAATTAAAAGTCATTCCTCCCATTGGAATAGGAACATTTGCATCATCTAACATTCCGGGGGGTGGAGTACTTGCATCAAATATATCAGTAAAATCTATTTGAGTGCCACTATTTAATAATTCATTATTACTAATTATTAAATTACCATCAGTAATTAATAAATTAGTATTTATATTTAATAAGTCTTCTGGACCTGAATTTATATAAACAGTTTTAACATTATTATTTCTAGTAATTTTAACAATATTATTAGAATAATCTTGTTTTGTTTTTGATCCTCTACATAAAATATATTTTTTTATCATAATATAGTATTATAAAATTATTTTATAATTACATCAATTACTATAGACTCTAGTCAAGTTTTATTACTCTTACACGATATTACATTTATATATTAACATTTGAAAGTTTGATATATTTAATATTATATTTATAAAATATGAAAATATACATTTTATATTTTATCATAATAATTATTACATTAATTTTATTAAATACTAAATTCTACTCTGATATTAATGAATATTTTAATATTAGAAAATGTAATTTTGATCATCCTATATTAAGTAAAAAAGATTTATTAGATTTAAAAGATATATTATTAGAATTTAAAAATTATTGTATTAAAAATAATATTGATTACTTTGCTACGGGTGGAACACTAATTGGTACGGTTCGTCAGGGGGGATTAATGCCATTAGACGATGATATTGATTTTGGTATATTTAAAAAAGATATATATTATTTTGAAAATTATAATAAACTTACGCCAAATAGTAATTTTTATATAAAACCAATCTTTTTTGGATATAAATTATTTAAAAAAAGTAGTAATAACAAAAATAATTCTGTTTTTATAGATATATTTGTATTTGAATTAAAAAATGATAAATATATGATTAAAGGTGGTATGTGGAAAAATGAAGCACTTGAAATAGATGAAATATATCCATTACAAAGTATGAAATATAATAATATAGATATATCTATACCAAATAAATATAAAAAATATTTAGATAGAGCATTTCCAAAATGGAATACAATAATGAAATTACAATGTAATCATATATATAAATCAAAAGGATGTATATATAAAAAAGAATTAAATCTTAATAATATTTATCCAATAAATGAATATAATAAATATACATGTTATTCATCATTTGATTAAGAAAAATTAATCATATTCAAATAATTCTAATGCATGATAATATAAATCATAATTAAATGGACATGTTATATCATCATCTTTTTCTATACTTCGTGTTTTTTTAAGACGGTCTATTTCATCTATTACATCGAATGTTTTAGTATATTTTGAATTTTTAGTCATTGTAGATAAAATTCCCATTGAATTATTTGCATGACCAATTGATCGTATAAATCTACCAAAATATTTACCTTGTGGTAAAGAACATGATAATTTACTTTGATATTTTTTATGTAACATATAACCTAATTGTTCAATTGCACTTAGAATATATGTATATAAACCTAATGAACAATTTGCAACTGTTGTATATAATGGATTACACCTATTTTTTGTTAATTCTTGTCCTTGTTCAATTTTAACAATATAAATTACAGTTGATGATAATATATAGTTTTCTTCTTTGTATAAATTTGCATCACCTAATTTAATAATACATTCGCCTAATAAATCATTTAATTCTTCAGACATTTCACACTTTTTAAATTTATTTATTATATTTATTTGAAATTTTTCAGCATCTGCTAATTTATTATAATATAATTCTCTATTAGTTTTATCAATTGTTCTTATTTTATTTTTAGCATAATTCATTATTTTATTATATGTAGTATATAATCCTTGACTATCTATACACCATTCTACTAATTTTTGTAATAATTTTGTATCTGTATTAACCATATCATTAACTTTTAAAAATGAACAAACTGCTAATATTAACATTTCTATAATAATACTTTTATTAAAATAATGCGTATCCATATAATAATTTCCAATTTGTGTAAAATCTCCATATAAATCAACTTTCCATAATTCATTATTAAACCAGTCTTTATGCATTTGCCATAAATCTTCAATAACTGCAATATATCCAGATGCATTTTTTGATTGTATTGATATATCAATATCACTAAATAATGTTAAAGATCCCATAATGATAGCATTAGCGTTAGTTTTTTTTAATACTCTAGATGGTGAAGTTCCAATATTAATTATATCACCATCTTTTGACAATTCAAATATTTTTGATACTGTTAATAAAGATAATGTTATGATACATTCTCGTAATGAATATAATGTATCAATTGCATTTGAATTTTTAGGTAAATTATCCCAATCAATTAATATTTCATTATTATTATTAATTCTAAATACTTTATCTCTAATTATATTCATATGTAAATTAAATGTTTTTATGGGATTATTCGATATCTTTATATTATTAGTCCATTGTTCTAAATCTGGAATAATAAATGTTAGATTTATTTTTTTTAATCTTTTAATAAAAAATAAATCAGCTAAGTTTAATGAAAATCCTCTATTATCATCACTATTTTCTTTAAATTGTTGTAAATAGGTACACATTGGAATTATATCTGGATTTATACCTCCAGTAAAATTATTATTTAATATATATTTTCTTAGCATATTAATTTAATAATATAAAAAAAATATTCTGTAAATACCGTAGAGAAGAAAAATTGTCAGAATAATATATCGGTCGCGTCTTTATATTTTAGTGAACCCCAAAGGGATTCTTAACTTAAGTATTTAACGGTGATAATTATTTGTTTTATTTTTAATATATTATATAATTATTAACAATGAATTTTATATATATTATAGTAGAAAATGGCGAAGCGTATCCTATGTCTTATAAAAATTATAAATCTGCTATAATTTCAGTAAAAGAAAAACATAGAGAATATCTTGAAGAACAAATAAAAGAACTTCATTGTTTAAATATGATTGAAAATTTATTAGCAAATATTAATGTCCCTGAAAATATAGAAACTGGTATATCAAAATTATATATTGAAAAAGGTATAAATATAATAATTCATAAAATACCTATCTGTGAATAAGTTTTTATAATAAATATATATGGAAAATACTTTTTTAAATAATTTAAAATGGAGACGAGCAGAAAAACATTTTGCACCCGGTCCAGTAAATATTAAACCAATTAGAGAAGCAATTATAAATGCACCTAGTTCATACGGTATGCAACCTTATCATGTATATGAAATTCAAGATAAAAGTATAAAAGAAAAACTACGACCATTTTGTTATAATCAAGCACAGATAACAGAATGTCATACTTTATTTGTATTTTGTGTTTACAAAGATTTAGTTGCGAGAATGAATGAATTTATTAAACAAACACACGGTGAAGAAAAAAAACCATCTATTTTAGGTTATTTATATTCCTTACCAACAACAATTGGTTGGGCAAAACAACAAGCATATCTTGCCTTAGGATTTGGATTAGCTGCCGCCACAGAATTAAAAATTGCGAGTTGTCCAATGGAAGGGTTTAAAAAACATGATGTTGCAAAAATATTAAAATTAAATACTAAAAAATATGAAGTATGTGTATTATTTGCAGTAGGAAAACATGTATCAGAAATACCAACAAATCCAAAAGTAAAAGAAGAATTTTTAGAAAAAATAAAAGATTATAAATTAGAACCAAGATTTAGATTCAAAGATATTATTGAAAAAAAAAATTGATAATTTTATTAATTATATAAAAAATAAAGATATAATTAATAAAAATGGCATATCATGGTAATTATTGGATTGCAACATCTGAATCAGAACAATTAGAAACAATACAACATTTTCTAGAACAGGATGAAAAAATAAATACTTTAATTATAGTACAAAAAAATTATGAATCTTGGGAGATAGTAAGTATTCTCAATAGAATCGCATATTTATATAATTATAATGTAAATTTAATTACAGAATTTGGTAAAGCGCAATTATATAATGGTAGAGATAATAGTGTTAATATAAAAACAATATATTTATGTGAAAATATAAATGAAGATATAATGAATTTGATTAAAAATGAAAAACCAGTTATTGCAATATTTATTTAGAAATATATATAAATATATAACAACTATATTTATATGCAATCAACACGTATTTTATCATGGGATGTGGGTATAAAACATCTTGCATATAATTTATCTGAATATGTAGAAGACACTGAAACACATAAAATTAACCTTACCATAATTCAATGGGGGATTATTAATTTATCTTTAGAAAAGTGTTCATTTTGTGATAAAGATGGATTTTATGACTATGAAGAAAAGTATTATTGTATGGATCATTGTAAGAAATTAAGAAATAAGCATTTTTGTAATGTAGAAAAATGTTATGATAAAGCGAAATATAATATAGATGTTAAATTAACAAATGATTCAGTTAATAAATATATGTGTGAAAAGCATGGTCCAAAATTATATTCCAATGATTTAGAGACACAATCATTAAAAGTAAAATTAATAGAAAAACTAGATTTAATGAAATTTGAACCATTTACATATTTATTAATAGAAAATCAACCAACATTTAAAAATCCAAAAATGAAAGCGATTGCAGATACATTATATGCATGGTTTTTAATTAGAAAAATTATTGATGAAAAGATATTATTAGTAAATAATATCAAATTAATATCACCAGGAAGAAAGAATAAATTATTTTCACCTGATATTAAAGAGATAAAAGAAGAAATTAAAGAAGAGTTAAAAGATGAAAATATAATAAAAACTAAATTAACATATAAAGATGGTAAGAAAAAATCTATAGATTTAACATTATCGTTAATAACAGAAGAATGGAAATTATTTTTAAATGAGTATTCAAAAAAAGATGATTTAGCGGATTGTTTATTACAAGGGTATTCATTTTATACAGATTTAATAGAAGAGAAACAGAAAGAAATTAGAAAAATAAATAGGAAACAGAAAGCACAAGAAAAAAAAGATGAGAAGAAAGAAGAAAAAGAGAAGAGAGTAAGAAAGAATAAGAAAAAAGAAGAAACTGAAAAATAATATATTAATTTATAATATGAGCTCTGTTGGATTTTTATGTATAATTTTAGGATTTTTGTTAATGATATTTATAATAGCGAATGGTTTACTTGCACGAGGTATGTTAATGTCAAAAAATCAAAAAATTAATATTTTTTTAGATGGTTATCGTGCAATGTCAAAAGAAGAAAAAGTAAAATTTATTAATGATTATTATAATAATTCAGATATAAAATCAATGTGCCAATTATTTAACTCTTAATAATATATGGATAAAAATATATTATTGGGAATTATTGTCATAATATTTATAATATATTTATATTATAATATATATGATCAATTTACATCAATAAATGAAAATTATGAAAACATTGTATTAACAAAATATGCAAATAATATGAAAGAGAAAACATTATATGAAAAAATATTAAATTCTACTGTAAAAACAGTTAAATTAATACCAAAAATAAATTATGATATAAGATTGAGTGATTACGAAATATATAATAATACAAATAATTTAATAGTATCAATATTATCTAAGAAGAAAGAAGAAAATAAAGAAGAAAAAAAAGAAGAACCATCTATATTTGAAACATTTTATGAAAGAATTATGAGTCTAAAACCTATTACACTAAATAAAAAATCATTAATAGAAAAAGGTATGGTTGCTCCTGATATACCAGTAAAAACAATAACAGAAAGATTGGGAACAGTAATACTAGAAGGAGTAACACAGGTACCAACAGCTCCAACACTACCCACTTCAGGACCATCCCCATCAGGACCATCCCCATCAGGTCCATCCCCATCAGAATTACCAAAAAGCTCATTTTTTAGTGTAGATATATTTTTTTGGTTTATATGTTTTGTAGTTAGTACAGGTGTTATATTTGTAATTGTTCAATATGGCGATAAAGTATTTAAATCTATGGGATTTAATAAAATAGATAAAATAATAGAATTAACGCCGACTGAATCATCACTCGTAGATAATTTAAGTTCTCCTAGAACAAGAGGAGGAAATAATATATATTATACAGGAGGGTATGATATAAATCTTTATTCAGAATAAAAATCAAATTAATTTTCAAAAAATATTATATGAATAAGAAATTATTTAATGATAAATTAATGAATCAAATAATTGATAAATTGCCAATATTAATATTTATTATAGTAATTGGGGCGTATTGTTTTATAAATATGAATGATTTTACAGGAACACAAACAATGAGAGGAGGTGGATTTACACAATTTGGAGGTGCTGCTAGATATCCACCAGGAACACCATTTTTATATCAAATGAGATATTTAATATATTTCTTTTTTATATTTTTAATAGTATTTAATATATATTATGGATATCAAACTTATTTAGTAGCAAACGTTTCATTTTATGAAACTGGAAAAGCATTTTTAACATCATTTGGAAAAAGAGCTCAAGATATTCAAAATAGGGTATATAAAGCAGCAGATCCTGAAGCGAAAGAATTTTCAGCATTTCTAAAAGCATGTGAAGTTGATTATGCGTCATATACAAACTCATTTTGTACTATGTTTGCACCATGTTCATGCTGTGGTGTTGGAGACTATGGACCTAATACTACTTTAACAGGTAAACAAAAAACTGATGCGGAAAAAGCGTGTGAGGGTGTACCATCAATTGATCTATAAGTTACTATAAAATAACAAATCTAAGTATCGTGAAAATAATTAAAAAGATAAAATAATTATATAGAACATTAAATATATAATTATTTGATAAGTTTTTTTCAAAAATTAAATTATGAAAAATAGTAATTCATTAACAAATTATTCAATATTAGTATTAGTTTTATTAGTATTAATATTAATATATATTCATATACCAAATCCTCAAATTGTTATGAGGGGTGGTGCATCTGCTGATATACAAAATATGATAAATAAAGATGGAATATATAGCAATACATTAGGTCATCCAATAATGCAATGGGTAATACTTGTTGTATTTATAATATTAATATATTTAGCATATATGACATCATTGGGTGTTTTTGCATGGACTGGTGCTCCAGTTTTAGGTATTAATGGATTAGTAGATACATATAGTATTAGTGGACCCGGTTTTTTGAAAAAATTTTATCAATTAACACAAGATTCATTAGTATTAAAAAATGGTATAGGGGGTAAAGATCCTATGTATCCAGATGATATGGAATTATATAAAAATGGTATAGTTGATTTTAAAACAAGTATGGCGTCACAAATAAAAATATTTTGTAATGAAGCAGTAAAATGTAATCCATGTGAATGTCCAGGAGCAATGAAGGATAATAGAATAAGTGAAAATTGTAAACCTAATGTAAGTGATAGAACAGGCGGTTTACAGGCAACAGCAATGAGAAATGCAAATGCAGAATCTGCAGAAAAATTTATGGGATTTATACCTAAATGCTGTTGTTTAACTAAACTTAGAGAAGGTAATTATAGTTATGTAAAAGATAAAAATGACGCACAAGATTTTTCAAATAAAGACCTTTGGAAGATAGATAAAGTAACTTCTGTTTCAAAACAAGAATATAATACATATACATGGAAAGGTGGTGTTGGTCTTTTAACTAATGGCGTACCTGATAATAATGCAAAATTACATGGATGTGAAGTGTCTAAAGGTGGTGAACTTAAAGATAAATCCGGCAAGGTATCTCCAATAGAAACAGACGTGAAAAAATTATCTGAAGGTAATCCGGATCCCTTAAAAAAAGATACATGTGTATGTCCTGATGGTGATCCAACATTAAATTATTATAATTATAATAAAGATTCTTCTGTTCTAGGTTCTGATAAGAAGATAGTTATAACAGATGTACAAAAATTAAAACTAAAAGCAAATTTATTTGCTACATGGGCAAAAAATGAAAAAGACGGTGATATCGGAAAAACAGAAATATCATATCGTGTAAAATCAACAGATGATATTGCAAAATTATATAATTTCCCAGATAGTTATTATACCGATCCTATTACAAAAACAACATTTAAATCAGAATGTTTAGTTGATGGTTATATATTAGCAGGAAAAAAAGAAAGTCCTACTAGTGATAAAATAGTTTGTGATAAAAGTACATGGTCAAATAAATCCGGTGATGTCTCCGATATAAGTTCTAATAGCAGAGCAGGTTATATGGTTGGAAAAAATAAATATTTTTATCATTTACCTAACTCATCATATATAAAACCATCTCTATTTGAACCACCTGATGATTTCAAAAAAGCAGTTGAAGAGCAAATGAAAGCAATTGAAGAAGAAAAAAATAAACCAAAAGATGATGGATTTTTTGGCGGAATATATAATTATATTTTTCCAGTAAAAAAATAAAAATAATAAAATAATAAATTATTTTATTATTTTTTTAATATTCAATATTGTTTAATATTCAATATTGTTTAATATTCAATATTGTTTTTCTTATAAATAATATTATAACCAAATTCCTTCGTTATATCATCTTGTAATAATTTAATTGAATTGTATTTTGTATCACTGTTCCAAATTTTAATAATCGTTGTATTCGAATTTCTTAAATTTATTGATAATCCAGTAATAATCTTTTGTTCATCTAATTTAGAATCTTTAAACATATTTTCTCCTAAAATTCGAATTGCAAGTTTTTGCCAAATCATAAAATTTCTTGATGTCTCTGTTAATTTAATTGACCAACAACCCCCATTTCTATTTTTAGGATCTTCCCATATTGGATTTACTTCATCTCTCATTAAGAAAAAATTTTGATTATTGATACCTCCTATATATTCAAAATTATTATGTAAATCCCAAAAATCTTTAATTGTATTTATTGTAAAAATATTACGATATCCCGTAGTTTTCCAATTATCTAATTCATGATGATACCATAAATGCCAAGGAGTATTAAATTGATATTTAGAAGAATCGACTACTTCTAACGGTTTTTTAATTAATGCAGTCATTTCTTATTATAATAAGTATCTTAATTCTTTTATATTGTTTTTATCAATTTTCTAATATACCATCAAATACTAAAATAAAGAACTCAAAAGAATTCTTTATTATGAATAAGTAAATCTAAAATGATGATAAACTTTAAAAATTTTTATAAAAGAATAGTTCTTAAATTTTGTATTTTACGATATAAATAAATAAAGATATAAAATTGATAAATAAAATATTTACTTTTTATTTAAAAGTATAACAAGTATAAATAAAACAAAAGAATAGTATGACAGAAAGATTTGATGAAATCACAAACATTGATCGTATAGAATTTACACTATATGGAAATGGTGAAATCAAACGAGCATCTGCTATTAATGATACATATGGAATTAATATTGCAGAAACTTATGATTTAATGGAACCTAAAAGAGGTGGTTTAGTTGATCCAAGATTAGGAACAGCAGATAGTACAATTTTATGTGCCACATGTGGTATGGAATACAAAAATTGTCCTGGTCATTTTGGACATACAGAATTAGCGGAACCAGTATATCATCTTGGATTTTTAGGAACAATTAAAAATATTTTGGGATGTGTTTGCATTAGATGTTCAAAATTATTAATTAATAAATCAATTGATGAAATTAATACGGTAATTCGTAATAAATATGGAAAAGTACGATTTGCAGAAATTAGAAAATTAACATCTGGAATTAAATATTGTCAAAGACAGGATTACGCGTGTGGATCACCTGTACCAATCATTACCAAAAAATTATCAGCAACATCAGGAATTATTCAATTACAAGCGGAAACAGAATTAACGGGAGTAACAGAAGAAGAAGGTGGTGGTGATACTGGAAAAAAGAGAGTAATTGAAGTATTAAAACCCAAAATTATTTATAATATTATGAAAAATATTTCAGATTTGGATTATCAGATTATGGGATTTGATACATCAAAAGCGCGTCCTGAAGATATGATTATAATTAATTTTCCAATTCCACCAATTGCAATTCGTCCACCTGCAAAGAGAGATTTTTTATCTACAACTGCATTTGAAGATACATTGACGCATAAATTAGCGGATATTGTAAAAAGTAATATTAAAGTAAGAAAAATTTTAGATAAAGAATCATCAGCAAATACAGGAGAAGATGTTAAATATAGTGAAGATTACATTCGTAATTTACAGTATCATATTGGTACATATTATAATAATGAAGATATAAATTTACCAACGTCTCAACAAAAAACTGGTGGTCGTCCTACCAAATCAATTGCAGAAAGAATTTCAGGAAAAACAGGGCGTATTCGTCAAAATTTAAATGGTAAGCGTGTAGAAGGATCAGGACGCGCTGTAATTACATCAGATCCTTCTATTGGTATTGATGAAGTTGGAATTCCGTTAAAAATTGCAATGAGTATCCCTTTCCCTGAAGTAGTTACTCCAGAAAATTATGAGAATTTAAATAAATTAGTAAAAAATGGTCGTGATGTATATCCAGGAATTATTAAAATTATTAAAAAGAATGGTGTTGTGTATGATGTTCGTTACAGAAGTCGTCCAATTAAATTACAATATGGAGATGTAGTAGAAAGACATTTAATTGATGGTGATTATGTATTATTTAATCGTCAACCTAGTTTGCACAAACTAAGTATGATGGGACATCGTGTAGTAGTAACAATGAATAATAAATTTTCTACATTTAGAATGAATCCCTCTGCGTGCAAACCGTATAATGCTGATTTTGATGGTGATGAAATGAATATTTTTGTTCCTCAAACTATTCAATCCGTAGTAGAATTATCAATGTTAGCGAATGTAACAAATTTAATTATTTCACCAAGAAATACGGAACCTATTATTGAATTACGTCAAGATGGTGTTCTTGGTAGTTACTTATTTACAGAATCAGATCAAAAACTAACATGGAATCGTGTAATGAAAACATTAATGAACACATTAAATATTGATATTACCAACGTAGAAAAATCACCATCTAGTACGTATGAATTAATGAGTTATTTAATTCCGAATATTAATTTGACAACAGGAAAAATCAATGTAGAGAATGGTGAATACAAATCTGGTAAAGTTAATCAAGGTATCTTAAATAATGCCAATGGATTTTTAGGTACAATTTATGATCAATATGGTGGTGAAAAAACCAGAGATTTTATTGATAACTTACAAAAAGTAATTTTATCATGGTTACACAAAAAAGGATTTTCAGTCGGATTAAAAGATTGCTTAGTAGATAATAAAATTTTAACAGATATTAAAGATAAAACAAATAAATTAATGATAGAGATTAAGCATTTAATTACAGAACAAGAAAATCACCCTGGATTATTAGATGAAAGTATTTTTGAAGATAACGTGGGTACTATGTTATCAGCACATGCAGGAAATATGGGTAAAATTGTTATGGATTCTATTAATTCTAGTAATAATTTTTTTGTCATGGTTGATTCTGGTGCTAAAGGTAAATTAGAACAATTAGGTAGTGTATCCAGTTTAGTAGGACAAACGAATATGAACAACAAGCGTATTGCAAAGAAAGTGAATAACAGAACTTTACCTCATTTCCATCAATTTGATGACACGCCGACCGCGCGTGGATTTATTTCTAGTTCGTATATTAAAGGACTTCGTCCTACTGAATTTTTCTTTCACCAAATGGCGGGCCGTGATGGTTTGATTGATACGGCTATCAAATCAGTAACAGGTGATACTCCAATTATAATTTATGAAAATGGTACAACAAAACATGTAATGATTGGAGATTGGATTGATAAACAATTAGATATGAATAAAGAAAAAGTACAACATTTTGAAGAGCGTGAAATGGAATATTTAGAAACAGAAAATAAAATGTCAATTCCTACAACTGATGGTGATGGCAATGTAACTTGGGGTGAAATTACAGCAATTACAAGACATTTACCTGGAATAGAATTATATGAAATTAAAACATCAGGTGGAAAAAAAGTAATTGTAACTGAATCAAAAGCATTGCTAATTTACAATCATGATAATAAAAAATTTGAACGTATGGCAACACCAGATGTAAAACCAGGACATTATGTTCCAGTAACAATGAACTTACCTGCACCACCTGAAATTAAATTACAAATTGATATGAATGAATATTTACCTAAAACAAAATATATTTATGGTACTGAATTTTTAAATGCGTATGATTTAATGACAAAAACTATGGAAAATCGTGAACATATTCCAAATGGATGGTGGAATAATAATAATGGAAAATCATTTACATTACCTTATACTAATAAAGCAAAATTTCAACGTGCAACAGTAAGATCAAATATGACAAATATTAAATCAGGATATATATATCCATTTACTACAAATCGTGAACATTCAATGATTCCTGATAATTTTAAATTGACTGAAAAGAATGGTATTTTTATTGGATTATTTTTAGCAGAAGGAAATGTAGATATTAAATCTGGATATGTTGGTATAACTAATAATAATTCTCATATTCAAGAATTTGTAAAATCATGGTTTGAAGAATGGGGATTAAATTATCGTTTTGAATCTAAAATTAATCATATTGGTGGTACAAGTTCAACTATTAGAGGATATTCTACAATATTAGCAACATTTTTAGAATCAATTGCAGGACGCGGTGCGGAACACAAATATGTACCTGACTTTGCATTCGCTGCACCTGATGAATTTATTAAAGGATTATTAAATGGATACATATCTGGTGATGGAACAATTACCAGCAATTCAATTGATGTTGGTTCAGCATCATCTAGATTAATTGATGGAATTAGTATGTTATGTACTAGATTAGGAATATTTGGTAAAGTATCTAAAACTCAATTAAAATCAAATAACTTAAATACACAGAATATATTACCAACATATACATTAGGAATTAGATCATTATGGGCAACTAAATTTGCAGAATGTGTATCAATGATTGATAATGTAAAACATGATAAATTAAAATTATTAAATGCAACTAAAATACATCGTAATTTTTCATCACAAAATGATGTAATACTTGATGAAATTATTGAAATTAACAAAATTGATGTTGCACTATATCCTAAAGTATATGATCTAACAATTCCAAGTACATTGAATTTTGGATTAGCGAATGGATTACACGTTGTAGATACGGCCGACACTGGCTACGTGCAGAGAAAACTAATCAAGGGTATGGAGGATGTAATGATCACATATGATGGTCTAGTTCGCAGTGCCAATAACCAAATTCTACAATATTTTTATGGTGGAAGTAATCTAGATCAAGTAAAACAAAAAGAAGTAAAAATCAATTTAATTATGTTAGATAATGAAAAAGTAAGAAGTACGCATGTATTTAGTAAATCTGAATTAACGAGTATGTTTAAAAAATCCAAAGGTGATAATAACAAATTAAATGAAGAATATTACAATAAATTAATTGAATTTCGTGATGAATTACGTAAGATTGTAGTAAAATGTAAATCAAATTATGTAACATTCCAAGATAAATTTATGTTACCAGTAAATTTATTCCGTATTATCAACAGTAATAAGGATATGAAAGAAACAAAATCAGATTTAGAAATTACAGATATAATTGAAACAATAGAAGAAATTATGTTATCTGAAAACACCAAATTATTTTGTATGTTAGATGCAGAAAGAAAGAAAGAATCTCACAAATTAAGAAAAGAAATAGAAGATGTAAATAAATATCTGTTTATGATTTCTGTATATGAATACTTATCACCTAGAAGATGTATCATGGATTATAAATTTACTAAAAAAATATTAGAAAAAGTTAAGAAAGAAATTATATCTGCATTTAACAAAGCAATTGTAGATCCTGGTGAAATGGTTGGTGTTTTAGGTGCACAAAGCATGGGAGAAAGAACTACCCAATTAAATCTAAACACAAAGCATTCTGCGGGTGCTGTAAAGAAGGGTACTCAAGGTGTAACACGTATGAACGAAATTCTAAGATGTACTAAAAATATTAAAACTCCAATTTTAACAATATATCTTGAAGATGAATACAAGTATGATAAAGAAAGTGCATATAAAATTGCATCATATATTGGTTATTTAACATTAAGAGATATTGTAACAAAAAGTGATATTGGATATGACCCTGATATTCAAAACGGATATATTGCAATGGATAAAATAGATGCAAAAACAGCTTTACAAATCTATGATGTGAAATTAGAATTAAAGAAATTACCATGGATGTTTAGATTTACAATAAATAGAGAAATGTTGTATGCGAAGAAATTAAGATTAACAGAAATTAAAATGAATTTTGTAAAATTTTGGAGAGATAAATTAAACAATACTAAAAATATTAGTAAAATGGAGAAGGATATCTTTAATAGAATAGTATGTTGTGCAATTGTATCTAGTAATGAAAATGATCCAAATGCAGTAATTCATATTAGATTTGAAATGAATAATTATGATATCAATAAGATGATCGAAATTCAAGATTATATTTTGTCCTATTTTAATTTGAAAGGTTTAGATGGTGTAAGTAGTATTGATGTAATTTCTCAATCACAATTTAAAATTAAAGAAAATGGTGAAATAGAAAATCATGATCAATATATATTACAAACAGATGGTATTAACATGTCTGGAATCAGAGGTATTAAAGGTATTGATCATGTTAGAACAATTACAAATGATATGTATTCAATCTATGCAAATTTTGGTGTAGAAGCGGTAAGAAATGCATTGATTAATGAAATTTCAGAATTAATTACAAATGTAAACTATCATCATATTGCATTACTAATTGATGTCATGACACATGCAGGTGGATTAATTTCAATTGATCGTCATGGTATTAACAGACAAGATACAGATCCATTATCACGTGCATCATTTGAAAAGACGATGGAACAATTTTTGAATGCAGCGGCATTTAATGAAACGGATAAATTAAAGAGTGTATCATCACGAATTATTATTGGCAGAATGATTAATGGAGGAACAGGATATTGTCAATTAATGATGGATAATGATATTTTAGAGAATACGGAATTGAATGTATCAAGTATTGAACAAGGTTTGAATGAAACCGATGTGGTTATGAAATTGGAAGAAAATGCTGTTATTGATGATTTGATAGAGAAGGACAGTAATATTTTTATAGTTTAGTTCTCGAAGAGAACTGAATAAAAATTTACATGGAATCAGTAATATTTTTATAGTTTAGTTCTCGAAGAGAACTGAATAAAAATTTACATGTAATCAGTAATATTTTTATTGTTTAACGCCCTTTGGGTGTTAAATAAAATATTGCATGTAATCAGTAATATTTTTATAGTTTAGTTCTCGAAGAGAACTGAATAAAAATTGATAATATTTATTTATAATTTAATAAGAATTATAAATAAAATAGTGTATAAAAATGGATTTGATTACAACACCTCTTAACATTGAAGATATGAATAATAATATTATTAATCAAAATAATATTATTAATGATATGATTATTCAAGATGATATAAATAATAATATATTAATAAACACAGAATTAAGTGTTAATAATGAAAATACGAATGATAGATATTTGAATATATTAGATGCATTAGGTCTGAATACAAGTATTAGTTATCCTTTGAAAATGATTGTAGAAACAATTATAGAACTTCATGTTCAATCTGATAGTGGAAAAACAAATCCTTCACGATATGCAAGGGTCTATAAATTTAAAAATGATGTATATTCTACTAAAATTAAAGAAAATATTGGAGAAACATTTGGTCAGTATATGTCTTATCAACAAATTTCAAGAAACATTATTAGGATATATCGTAATTATACTTATAATAATACTATAAATTTACTTAAGGATGTAAATAATAAAAATCAACAGAATAATAAAAATCAAATAATTGGATTTAATTATGATAACCCCTGCTGGAATTCATATGAAATTAGTGTTATTTGAAAAAATTGATAAAATTAAAAAATTGACAAATTAATGTTTTAAAGATATATCTTTATTTATAATTAATACAAAGAAAACAAAATGTCCAAAGTTACTCGCACTATTCTCCCTATCGAAGATGTTAATTTTAGCAAACTGAAATTTGAACCGGCCACAGCCAGTGATTATTCTAAATATATGGATATGTCATTTGCAAATTATGAACAACCTGATGGTACATTATCTACACTTTATTTCAAGACTCCTCTTCTCGATTATGTAATGGGTGGTCTGCCTCCTGCTAAAGATCGTGAGGGAAATGAAATTGAGTACAAAGATCCTAGTGATCGTGCAAAATGGCGTTGTTATTTGGGAGATTCTGCGAATGATAAGAAAATGCATGCAAAAATTTCAGAACTTCAAGAGAAACTAATTTCTGATAAATCAATTATTGTAGGTAAGAAAGATGAGAAGAAATTTGAACTAGAGAATATTATTGGAGAATCAACTAACAAAGATGGTGAATCAATTTATTATGTACGTTTTAATTTTCGTGTAGATCGTGCTAACAAAGAAATTACAACTAAATTTTTCGTACGCAAAGATGGTATTGATGAGGAGGCGCCAATTAAAACTGTTGCTGATTTTGAATCTAAATTTCGTCGTGGAGAATTTCGTTATCGTCTAATCTCAAGTCTAAGCAAGATCTGGAAACAGAAGAAGACGCCTGGTAAGTATGGTGCATCTTTTACTGTAGAGCAGATGCTTATTGAAATGCGTGATGATGTCAGTTCAATAAATGCGAAGAATTTATTTTCTAAATCTCAATTTGACAGTGAAGAGAATGTGAATGATGTAGCAAAGAAATTGGAAGCAATTGATATGTCTAAACACATTGAAGATGATGACGATGATATTGCAGATGCACAAGAGGAAGAACAAGAAGATGCACCTGAAGAAGATGAGGATGAAGATGAGGAGGAGATTAAACCTACCAAGAAGTCATCTGCAGTTTCCGTAAAGACGACAACGAAAACTGTTCGCAAGAAGGCATCTGTGTAATTACTAATTAATTTTTTTATTTAAAATAATAATAATAATTATTTTAAATGAGTACAGAACATTATTTACCACATCAATATAATATTGATAATATCATATATGGTAATGTAGAGACATTAGATGTAACCAATAATAAATTAATAATACAAATATATGATAAAGAAATCGGAAAACCATTATATATTCAAACACCAGAATTATTAAATTTATTTGGAGTAATAGATAAGAAAACGCATAATGAATTATTTTTACCATTAGGTGGTATTCAATGTCAATCATTTAAGAATTTAATAAATAAATTACAAAATAAAGTATTATCAGATGCAAATTTTAATAAAAATAATTGGTTTAATCAACAGAAAAGTGTAAAATTTATACCTATAATAAAAGAATTAAATAAAGATGCAACAAGTACGATAGAAGAATTAACTAATACTGAAAATTTATCACGATGTGAAGATGGATTATTAAAGATGAAAATAACAGACAGTACAGTAATCAGAAAAGAAAATGTAGAAATTTCGGTAAATGAATTAACTAAAAATAAGAAAGTAAGAATGATTATTCATGTATATGCAATATGGGTGAATAAAAATACATTTGGAATATATATTAAACCAGAAATAATAGAGGAAAAAAATTCATTTAATTTAACATTTATTGAAGATAAACTAATATTTGAATCAGATAATGAAGAAGATTCTGAATTAGAATCAGATTCTGAAATAGAATCTGAAATAGAATTAAATATAGAATCAAATATATTACAATTAAATAGTAAAATAGAAGAAAAATCAGAAATTAATAAATTGGAAGAAAAATCAGAAAAACAATCAAGAAGAAGAACATCTTCTTCTAAAAAATCAAATAAAAAATAAAAAAAATAATTATTATTTTTTTTAGATTGAAGATTCTTTATTGATATTCATATTTTGAAGTGGGATATCAATTGTAATTCCATCGTCATATTTTTTAAATGATCTAGAAGAACTTTTAGAAAAAATTCTTCTTTTATTTTGAGATGGGGTATTATTAATTGTTTCAGTCATATCTTTTACTATTGCAGTATAATTTTTTTCAATATAATCAAGAACTTTATATTGAACTGCCCATTTAAAAAAATTAATTTGACTTAAATTAGACATAACACATTGGGATTCAGATACTTTAAATAAAATACGTTCTTTACCACGACAAAATGGATCAATATATTTTTTTCCATATGCATTTAATTGACTTCTATAATGATTATGTATATTAATATAAGATTCTTCATTATTTTCAGTTATTTTATAAACAATTTGATTTTTTTTAGAATAATTAGTTACAAACCAATCAATTACTCTTAATGAAATTTTTGAATTTCCAGTAATAATTGGAAGAACTGATTTAAATCTTTCTTCAGTAAAATATATTTTTAATGTTTTTAGTAATAAATCACTTTTAGATTCTATATTAAATTGTGTCGATAATAAATTATTAACTTCATACCTTAATTTAGTATCACTATCAGTTTCAGTATTTATAATCTTTTCCATATATATAAGAATGATTAACATGATCTTAAGTCTTTTTATTAATAAATATATATTATACTGGGTAATGCCTATTTTATAATAAATATTATGGATAAACATTATAAAATCTATTATAGATTAAATATACATATAATGGACAAAGTATTTAATATATTAAAATAATTGAAAAATAAATAAAAATTGATTGAAAAAGTTCTTGTCGATAAGTTACTTAAAGACAACAATCAATATATATTATATAATACAAAATGTCAACCGCCAAAGTATCTCGCACAAAGAAAGAAGTCGAAAAAGTAGAATCCAAATCTGAACCTGTCGTCGTACCTGCACCTGAACCAGTCGTCGAAGATGAAGATGCAGAGGACACCAAGAAAGTGACATTTGATGAATTAATGGAAGAAATGCAAGAAGAATACAAACAAATTTGCACAACTGTAGTATCATTCAAAGCAAAGATGGTAGCACTTCGCCGTGCCCACAACCAAGCAATGCGCCAACAAAGCTCTCGCAAAAAGACTCGCAAAGTAGTAGTTGACAGTGGAATTCTCAAACCCGTTCCTCTCCCCGTAGAAGCGGAAGCATTCCTCAAAGATATTGGTGTAGCAATTCCTGAATCTAATCTCATGCGCCGCACTGAACTCAGTGCCGCAATTTATGAATATGTCAAATCCAACACTCTCTACAAAGCAGATCCTTCCAAAGAATCTGGATTTGATCGCAAGGTAATTATCCCTGATGCCAAACTTCGCAAACTCTTTTCTCTTGACAAAGAAGCGACTCTTGATTTCAGCACCATCAATGTAAATCTTGCTGTCATCTACCGCCGTGCAAAGGAACTTCTTGCTGGCGGTGCTGCACCTGTAGCGCCTGCTGCATCTAAAGCGGCGGCACCTGCTGCACCCCCCGCCTCCAGTGCCGCTGCCAAGAAAGGTGGCAAAGTAGCAGGATCATCTGCATGAATTTAAAAATTTAATTTAATTTAATAAAATTATTTCTAATTAGAAAATAATTTTATTTAAAATTTAATTCATATAATGACATTCTTAATGATTTATTTATAGATGAAGAAAAATCTTGAAATGTAGTATTAAAGTTATTAATGTAATCTGAAAATTTAGAAATAAGAGTATTAATATCATCATAATTTCGAGACAATAATATAGGTAGACTATTTTGAGTAAAAAGAAAATGTTTAAAAATATAATATGATAATACACTAGTTTTTTGTGAAAAATTATTATGTTCATTTAAAAGATCTTTGGGTTGCATATTAAAAAATTTAAAAATTTTATGTATTTGATATTCCTGCCAATATAATTCATTACTTAATAAATCTAAAAATAGTTCAGATAATGAAATATTTTTATAAGCAGAATCTTTTAAAAAATTTGCAATATACCAATTATAATGAATAATTGCAAAATATTCGGTAATACCTTCATTAGTAATATTATCATCTCTTAATTTAACGGGTAAATTATCTAAATTAGTGTTATTAAAATCATAATTTGATGCATGAATTAATTCATGTAATAATACTTTTAGACATTCTTCTTTTCTAAAAATATGAATATCATTTGGTTTTTGTATAAATGTAAATCCTGAATTAATTGATATTTCAGATAAAACAGTAGAAGATGAAGGAGGTAATTGTTTTTTTAAATCAGTTAAATATAAATATATAATATATTGTTTGGGTTTTATTTTTTCCCACCATGATATTATATTTGCAACATGATATATAAAAGATGGTGATACATTATTGCCAAATATATATATTTTATGTGGTTTTAAATCTATAGTATATAACATATTTAATTTTTTAATTGCATTAATAATTATATCAAAATTAGAAAATCTAGATTCATTAATTGCAGATAATTTTGGTTTTACTCCATATGTAATATTATATTTTGGAGGATTCATAAAAGAAATAGGTTCTAATTCAGTAAGATAATTAAGTAAAACATCAAAATATAATGGATTATTTTTAGACATAAATTTTAATCTATTATGTGTATCAGAATCAAAACTAGAATTTGGATTTATATTTTGTTGCATATTTATCCTTATTAATTAGGAAATAAAATAATTTTAAGATTTTTTATTCTAAAATAAAGATAAGACTCAAATATGAATATGAATAAACAGGATAAATATAATCCAGATGTTAATAAAAAGTATGATCAATTAACAAGAGAAAGAGATAGTTTACATTATAATTTTTCAAATCAAGTATACAAAGGAATTACAAATAATTTTCCAACGAATGTAAATAAACCAGAAGATTTAAAAATAATAACAGATGAACCAGATTATGATAAAATTAAATCTAAAATGGAAAATGCATTAAAAGAACGTGAAAAAGAAAAAATAGATCAAGAAGAATTATTAAAAAATTTAGCGAATAAATCTATTCAGAAAAAAATGATTATATCTTCAGAAAAAACATCAAATGTAATTGAATCTCATCAAGATATGAAAAATTCTTATCAGAAATTTACAGTAAAAAATGATGATAAATTAAAAAAAGAAAAATTAATATTAAATGATGTATTAGATTTAATAAATAAAATATAATATTATGTATAACTACAGATATATAATATTATTATTACTGTTATTAACAATAATAATACATATTAAAAATAATTATAATGAAAATTATAATTATAATAAAAATACAATTATTTATACATGTGCAACATATTTTGATTTTGAAAAACAAGATAAATTAAAAAGTTTTTGTAATGGAATAGATAGTATATTAAAGTTTCATCCAAATATTTTAAAAATAATAAATAAATGGTATGTTGTAAATGAATATTCAGATAATCCAAAAAATGATTGGAAAAAAATAATAGAAGATAAATATCCATTTATAGAATTATATCAAAAAACAAAAGAAGAAAAAGGTCATCCATTTTCAATAAACATAATGTTAAATAAAATAAAATATTATACATTTTGGATAAATTGGGAAGATTCATGGTTTGCATCAAAACCATTCTTATATGATGCAATTAGTATAATGAATATAACTAATATAACTCAATTACAATTTACAAGATGGAAAGGAGATGTAAATTGGTTAGATTTACCTAATGATAGATTAAAAATTAATAATAATTATAATTTTGCGAGAATTTCTCCACCACAAAATATTTATAAAAGATTTAAAAATATTAATATAGAATTATATGATGATAATATTTGGAACGAAGAATGGATAGATAATTGGCCATTATTTTCATTATTACCATCTATAAATAGAGTTAGTGATTATAATTTTGGTTATTTTTTAACAGATTTACCTGCTATTAGATTTGAATTGGAATTCGCATATAGATGGTTACAAAATGGAAATAAAAAAGCAGTATTATTAGATGGTCCAGTAATAAGAGATGAAAATACACATGTAAGTACACATTAATAAATTATATTACTTAAAATAAAATCTAGAAAATTAGTAATAAGATATAATATGGATAAAATAGATAAAGAATTAGTAATTTTATTTGAAGAATCTATACATAAACCAAAATTAGAGTATATAAGAGAAAATTTAAAATTAAATAAATTGTTTAAACGATTAATAAAATTATGTATTCAATTTAAAATTAAATTATATGAACCAATTGATGATAGATGGATTGTTAGAAATAAAGAAAAAATAATAAAGAATTGTTATCAAAAAAGAAGTGATATAATAGAAAAATTAGCAAAATCAATTAATAATTATAATGAATTAGAAAAAGTAGTTTTAAATCGTAAAGTTAAAATATTAATGAATCAAGAAAGTGATAAGAAAACAGATAGTTCATCACCTGATGATACTTTTGATATTAAAGCAGGTATTGATAAATTATATCTTGAATTTAAAAATGAATCAAAGATATTAGAATCATTAATAGATTTAATAATTAACCATTTTCAACCAGAAGTATTACAACAGTATTATACTAGTCGAGTCAATCCTACTAAATATATAGAGGAATACATAAATGAATAATTTATCATAAATGAATAATTTATCATAAATGAATAATTTATCATAAATGAATAATTTATCATAAATGAATAATAATAATAAATATGTTTATTTAAAAATTATCATATATATTCATAATATATGATAATTGGGATAGATTTAGGAACAAATAATATTGTATTATCATATTTTGATTCAAGATCTAACAATAAACTAAATATTATTGGAAAACCGATTCCAAGTGTTGTATCATTAATAGATAATAATATAATTATTGGAGAAGAAGCAAAAAAATATCCAGAATGTCATTATAATTTAAAAAGACGATTATCTAATAATCCAAAATTAATATCAATATATACATCATTATTAATAAAAATAAAAGAAATAATTGATGATTTTACTAAAAATGAAGAATATAATGTTATTGTAACAGTACCTGCATATTTTTCTGAATCAGATAAAGAAGTTACAAAACGTGCGATACTTGGTGCAGGTTTACCATTATTAAGATTATTATCAGAACCAACCGCTGCAGGTATAGCATATGGTTATTTTCATTATACTACTGAAGAAGTAATTTTAGTTTTTGATATGGGAGCAGGGACAACTGATTTAACATTAATGAGAAAGTCATCAGAAGATAAAGATAATTTTTATGAAGTATTAAGTATAATGGGTGATGTTAAATTTGGTGGTGAGGATATTACACAAGTATTAGAAAGAGAATATAATATAAAAGATGCAGAAAATAAAAAAATATTACTATCTGATGGTGATATTAATGAAATGACACAAAAAAAATACTTTGATATATTAGATATAAAATATACAGAAAATATAAATAAATTATTTGATAAAATATTAAATGACGGTAACATAAATAAAAAAAGTGTTGATCAAATTATATTAGTAGGTGGATCAACAAAAAATCCATTTATTAGAAAAACGGTAGAAAACTATTTTCAAAAAGATTTAAAATTTTTAATTGATCCTGATACTGCAGTTTCTTTTGGAGCAACTATATTTGGAAATTCTTTAATAAGTAATACAAATAATGTGGTGTTAGTTGATAGACTTGCACTATCAATTGGATTAGAAGTAGATGATGGTAAATATGCAAAATTAATAGAAAAAGGGTCAATAATACCAACAAAAAGAGAATCATTTTTTACAACACAAGAAGATAATCAAGAATATATATTAATTAATATATATCAAGGAGAACATCATTATGTAAAAGATAATTATTTCTGTGGTTCATTTAAAATTATGATAGAACCAAGACCAAAATGTACACCTAAAATTAATGTAGTAGCAGAAGTTACTCCAGATGGTATATTAGTAGTAAGTGCAAAAGAAGGAAAAAATGAAGATTCATTAAAAATTCATACAACAAGAAATAATAATATTGAAAAATATGGTACAATTCTCCCATATGAATTATATGAAGAAGAATTTGAAATGTTATATGTAATGTATTGTGGTATGAAACAACAAATATTATTTCAGTTAACAGAAAATATATATTTAAAAATGGATAAAGAATTAAGAATGAAACGATTAGATTTTTTTAATGAAAATGATAGTATTGTTGAAACATTTACAGTAAATTTTAATAGATTATTTGGAAATGATATAAATATAATAAATGATATTCGTAAAATGGAAGAAAATATTATAGAAATGAAAGAAATAATTCAAAGATTAAAAAATAATTTTTCTGATTATTTAACAAATTATGAATTAGAAAATACCAAAACAGACTGGAAGAAAAAATTAGAATCTTTAGTTGATAATTTAGATAAATTTAAATTATCAGAAGAAAAAGAAGAAAAAATAATAAATATAATTGAAACAATTATAACATTAGATAATATAAATTGTAATGATTATTTTACAGAAATTGATGAAATATTAGGGTTTAATTTCTAAATATTTTTCAATCTATCATTTATGAGAATTAGAGATTTAAAAATATATGTCCTTAAAAATGAATATGATAAATATATTAAAATATTACATAGTTTTAGAGATCATATTCATAAATTACATTATTTAAATATAATTGCATTTCATGATAAATCATTATATTTAAATGAATTAACAGATATTCATAAATTACTAAATGATTATTATAATGATAAAATTATAAATTTTTGTGAAATTAATAATGATATATCCCATGAGATATTAAATTCAGAGATTCATAGTATTATATCATATGTAAGTAAAATGAGAATGTTACCTGAGATAAAACATACTCATGAATTATATTATGATTCATTTTGGCATCCATTAAATGAAATTAAAACAAATATAAAAAAACTTGCAGGTAATATTGGATTTCCAAGTATAAAAACTGCAATTGAAATTATAATGACAGATCATTATGAATTGAGTACAAAAACAAAATTATTAATTGATAATTATAATTATTTATTCATACCAATTAAATATATTGAAAAAGATGAAATAAATAATAATTTATTTAATACTAATTATGATTTATTTACAAATGAAATATTTATAAATGAAAGTACTATATCTGGAAATATAAATATATTTGTACCAAATTTTGATTTGTATATTAAAAATGAATTTAATTATATAATACTAAAAGGAATTTTTATACCAGATGATATTTCATTATTTATGAGAAGTAGTGTTATTGTTTTTAATCAATTATTTTTAAAAAGAAAATATTTAGAAACATTAATAGACGGTGAATTATCTAGAAATTTATTACGTGGTATGACAATTGGTGAAATTATTGTATATTCTGATGTTAAAATAAAAGAAATTATAGATAATAATATATTAAAATACAATATAATTAAAAATAAGAATCCTCATACAATAATTAAGGAGACACTAAATAAAGGAAATATTGCTGATTTTTTTATAATAATAAAAATATTATTAGCGGGTGATGAAGAAAATTATCAATTAGCTGGATTTTTATGTTCTCTTGCAAAAGAAAAAAAGTACAATGATGGATTTTTATCTGATGTAATATTAAATTTTTTAAGTTATATATCACAATGTAAAATTAAAAAATTTATGGTTATGATTAAGGATATATTAAATGATGATACTGATTATAAAAAACAGATATTAATGCATTCATATATGCCGGATAAAGTAAAACAACTTGCACTAGAAAAGGTTTCTGAAATGAAAAGTAATAATAATGATTATTATAAACAATTATTATTTGTAAAAACATTATTAAAATTTCCTTGGATATCTCAAGAAGAAACAAATTATTTTAAACAAAAATTAACAGAAAAAGATCCAAGTATCATCTTTGATGATATTGAAAATAATTTTAATAAAAAAGTTTATGGTCATAAAAAAGCAAAAGAACAATTTATTTTACAAATTGCAAGATGGATTTCAAATCCATCAGGAAAAGGATATACAATTGGATTATCCGGACCACCTGGCGTGGGAAAAACTTTGCTTGCAAAAAGCGTAGGGGATATATTAGACCTTCCATTTATTCAAATAACATTAGGAGGGCAAAATGACGGAGAATTATTACATGGTCATGGATATACTTATAGTGGTGCACAACCAGGAATGATAATTAAAAAACTATCAGAAGTAAGTAAGAGTAGATGTATAATATATTTTGATGAATTAGATAAATGTAGTTCAAAACACGGTATTAATGAAATTTCAAGTATATTAATTCATTTAACAGATCCAAATATGAATCAAACTTTTCAAGATAGATTTTTTCAAGGTGTTGATTTTCCATTACAAAATTGTATTTTTATATCATCATATAATGATTCTAGTTTAATTGATCCAATTTTATTAGATAGATTTGTTGAAATAAATGTATCACCATATACATTAAATGATAAAGTAAATATAATTAAAGATTTTATACTACCTGAAATTGTAACAGAAATTGGATTAAATAAAAAAATAGTGATATCAGATGATACAATAAAAAAAGGTATATTAGAATATACAAATGAAGCGGGAGTTCGAGATATTCGTCATAAATTAGAATTAGTATTAATGAAAATAAATAAAGATGTTTTAATTAATAAATCAAAATCAATATCAGATATTGTAATTATAGATGAAGAATTATTTAAAAAATATATTGATGAAAAATCAATGAAATCTGAAAAGATTCATAATAGTCCAATAGTTGGCATGATAAATGGATTATATGCAACAACATCTGGAAGAGGTGGGATAGTACCTATTCAAATTATGCAATTATATGGAGAAAAAACATTTCAATTAAAACTAACAGGATCATTAGGCGAGGTTATGAAAGAAAGTATTCAATGTGCTTATACAACAGCATTAGATTATATTATGAAAAAAGGTCATAATATAGAAGAACTATTAACAAAATTTACCTCTGGATTTCACATTCATGCACCATGTGGTGCTACACCAAAAGATGGTCCTAGTGCTGGAGCGGCATTTACACTAGCATTTATAAGTATTATATTAAACAAAAAGATAAATAATGAAATAGGAATAACAGGAGAAATAGAATTAACAGGAAAGATTACAAAAATTGGAGGATTAATAAGTAAATTACAAGGAGCAAAATTAGCAGGAATAAAAAAAGTATTTGTATCAGATGAAAACAATGATGATATTGAAGATATTAAAGAAAAGTATCCAGAAATAATAGAAAATATAGAGATACAATCAGTATGTTTAATAAAAGATTGTGAAAGTATATTCGTTGAATAAAAATATATTATAAAATTATGAAATATTTGTATATCATAATTTTACTAATTTTAATACTAATTATTTTTAATAATTATTTTAATGAAGACTATAAGAATGAACCATATATAACTGTTAATGTAAAAAATGGATTAAATAATAAATTAAGAGTAGTATTAAGTTATTTGTATAAAGCAAATAACGAAAAAAAGAAATTAAGAGTTTATTGGATACCTAATGATGAATGTGATGAAAAATTTGAAAATTTATTTGAACCAATCGATAATGTAGAATTTATATATAATAATGATGATAATAATAATTTTGATTATAATACAAATACTGTTTATAATAATGAATATATTAAATATAATTATTATGAATTATTAAAACCAATACCATCAATTAAAAAATTAATATATGAAAATTTATTAAAATTAAATAATAAATTTATTGCATGTCATATTAGAAGAACAGATTTAGAAGCAAACTATAATTCACCAAGTTATCCATGGTATAAATATAAATCAGATGATGAATATATAAATTTTATTAATAAATATGATAATACATATAAAATATTTTTAGCAACTGATAATAAAGTAACTCAAGATATATTTAAAAATTTATATGGTGATCGTTTAATTTGTAATTCAATATCCAATAATGATAAACTTAGACAAACATCTATACAATATGCTGTTGTAGATATGTATGTATGTTCATATGCAAATGAATTTATGGGTACTATTGGAAGTACATTTTCTGAGACAATTAATCATATAAGACAGGTTAATAAAAAAAATTAATTTCTTTTAGGAATACCTAAATTACGAGCAATAATACATAAAATCATAAATCCAAACATTGTTCCTAAAATAATTGCTAATAATGATATTGTATCTTCTAAAAATCTAGTTTTAGGTGATAGAACCTCAACTGTTTTAGATAAAATATTACAAAAAATAATATTTCCTTGTGAATCTTTAATAGATAATTTAAAATTATATGTACCAATTGGTAATATAGGAGATGTATAATTAGAATTATTATTATTTAATTTTGTATTTATTGGTGTATTACCAACAATATTATCACAAGTTATAATTAAATCTAAAAAATTATTACCATTAATAGTTAAATTTAATTGATCACGAGTACTCTTGGATGTATCTAATACTGGACATGTCGCTTTAACAGCACAAGGAATAGGAGAACAACATGATTTAGGAACAGGATCACAAAAGAATAATACATCTACTGAAAATATATAATTTAGTCCTTCAATTAAATTGGATGCAGTTACATTTGTATTATTCGTATTTATTTTTTGTCCTATCGCAATACCATTAACTATTTGGTTACATTTAATTATAAGTTCTTGAACATTACTATCAGTAGTTGCATTAATTGTTATTGTATTATAACTTCTACTAGTTGTAATAGTTGGTAATACATTTGGTTTTGGATCTTTGCGAAAATAACAAAATAATTTTTTTATATTATCATCTGTTAATGCATTATTAAAAATACCTAAATCTGTAACATACGCATTATATTGTGAACTACCTAATTTTATTGGTTTTACTATAGTTTCTGTTATTGGAAATGATGTCATTGTTAATGGTGAATATTTAGTGTATCCATCAATATATAAAGTAACTGTACTAATACCATTAACAACATTGATTACTAATGTAATATAATGCCATCCATCATTAATTGTTAATGATTTTGATGATAAATATGCATTTCTTTGATTCATTACTCGTAATAATAATGAATTTGAAGTATCTGCAATTACACTAACATCACCGACAGATAATAATGTAGTATTAATATTATTAGATGATGTTCCAGTTGATATAGTATATAAATTAAAACAAATTGTAGTTGATGTATCAAATCCATTAAAAGAAACAGAAGTATTACTATTAAATTCACAACCTTTAATAGAATCAAACTTAGTACTGGATGTTATAGTTGTTGTACCACCATTGGGTGCGGATTGAAAATAAGTATTTGTTGGAGGATATGCAGATAATGGTAAATCCACTATTGGATCTTGACCTATCGCTTGAAAAAATTTACTCATATAATTATAGAATATTTTTATATTTTATAATTAGCAAGTTGGACATACTATATTTTTCTTTTGAAAAATTAATATTATAATAGATAAAATCATAATACCATAAATTACACAAAGTATAATTAGATATGAATTTAGTATTAAATGTTTTATTTTCTTATATTCAGTAAATTCATATACAATTGCAAAAAGATATTATTAATAATATAATATATATTCTATTATTATATTATTAAATGGAATATATCGCTCAATTACTTCCAAATGCTCCGATTATTCCACCTATAAATAGTAATAATTTACCCGCTGTAGTTAATAATTTATATCCAAAAAATTTTTTATTTAATCTTCCAGTTGTTATTTTACCAAATAAAAAGTTTAAATTAGATGCAATTATTGAAGAAGAAAAAGCGAATACATTAAAATATAATACATATTTAAAAGGATTAACATCAGTACCTAAATTACCTGAATCAGTTGATTTACGAAATAATTTAGGTCCAGTAATTTCACAAGGAGAAATTGGATCTTGTGTAGCACATGGTACAGCATGTATGAAAGAATGGCAAGAAAAAAACTCTGGGGAACATGATGATTATTTTTCAACAGCATTTATTTATTTGAATCGTTCTAATCAAGGACAGGCGGGTATGTATATATCTAACGCATGCGATATATTAGCATCAAAAGGTGTTTGTAAAAGTACAACATTACCATATTCAGTATTAGGTAATGATGACATATCTGCAAATGCATTAGGTCCTTCTATTATTCCTCAAAATGCAATTAAAGAAGCAAATCAATTTCGTATTGCAAATAGTGTTTTAGTTAAAACAGTAAATGAATTAAAAACTGCATTATTTATAAATGGTCCTTGTCCATTTGGTGTATTTGTATATGGTGATATAAATGGTAGATTAAATGGTCGTCCGAGAATGTGGATAAAAGATGCTGCTAATCCAACTCAATTAGGAGGTCATTGTATGTGTTTTGTTGGATATAATTCTAATGGATTTATAGTTCGTAATTCATGGGGTCAAGATTGGAATCCATTAAATAGTACTACTGATATGATGGGTTATGATATTATGCCTTATTCGGATTTTAATTCAAATACCGTATTTTCATGTTGTTCTACAACTGATTTAAAACCAGTACCTATTCCTCCCTCCCCTCCCTCTATAACACC